ACTACTGGAGTTTTTGTTCCAGTAATATATTCTGGTCTTTGAAGTCTTGCATCTGAACTTTTTACTCCAAAATGAGTAAGAATTGATTCAACATAACGTGTACCACCTCTTGCATTTTTTTCTAGCCACTCTTGTAATCTAAATGCCCTACGAAGATCGTTAATTGTTGTTGGGTCTACATTGGCTATTTGACTTGGAGCATACAAACCATTTCCTGCAATTGGTGCAGGAAGATTATCTATATCATATGTTCCAGTTGTACCTTGTACATCTCCGGTAACTCCTGAAGTATCCCTACCTTGAATTTTTGTATATGGTGTTGTAATAGTTCCTAATGGAATGTCTACTGCTGAACCTTTTTGTGCAAATGGTAATGATGCTGTGAAATAATCATGTTCCCATGCTCTTTTTCTTAATACAATAAGATTATTATTATTGAACCAATTATCTCCATCTACTAATTTGTAATCTACTGCAGTTACAAGGTTTTGGTCTCTATAATATTCATTGTAAATACATTGATAAGCTGCAAACGGTAAAGCACTTACAAAAGGTGTTGCTACTCCATTATTTGGTGGAACTCCCATGTAATCCATATACCTTTTTTGAATATCTGATGCAGCAGGATATACTGGAATATATGGTGCAACTAAACCAGAGTCTGCATCTGTTATAAACTTTTCCCAATTTGGCCATAATATACGGTTTGGTACAAAAAAGTAATGCATTGATACATCCATTCTGTGCATAACTGGAGCTGTCATTGGTGCAAACCTAACTAATGCTTCTGATGACAAATTAAATTTGTCTCCTGGTACTGCTTCTAATGTCATAATGGGTACAAGATTACCCATATCGCATGATAACTTAACATCGTGTGTGAGGTCGAAAACGTTTTTTTTCGGCTTCATTAATTTTATACTATTAAACAGATTCGGCTTCATTTTGAAGATATTTTTTAAATGTTTCTACAATTTTATTTGGCATTTGAATAACTACTTTTTCTGTAGTTTCGTGGTCTATTATTGTAATTTCCACATTTCCCTCGAAGTCATATATATATACTTCGGTATTTTCGTTTTTTAAATCAAAGGTCATAGCCTGATTCCTCCACGACTTACATAGTAAGTCCTTTTAGCTTTTGTACGACTTTTTCTTCCGTAACTCCTTTTCCGGGAGGAATAACCCCTTCGTTTTTTGTACATGGTTTTTATTTTTATTGTTTAGAATGAATAACCTTTTTTGGTTGACTTGGTACCATAATTTTAATAATATCTCCCATAATATCGGATACTACTGTTTCTGATAATCCTAACTCTCTAAATTGTTTTTTTATCTTCAATAAATCTGTTTCTATAAGTTGCTTTGTTATAGTACCCCTATTAAGATTTTGTTTTATCAACTCTGATTCCTGAAGAATATTACCCATCTCAATTTTTTGAGAATTAGTTAACTGTTGATAATGTCTACTTGTTTGCATATTTGTAACTGCTTGTTGCAATTGTGCTTTTTCAAAAGGTACTTTTGAAGTTCTTGCATTTATATTTGCTATTTCTGCTAATACTTGGTCTAACTTATGCGGATACATAAGTTTATTAAATTCTGTTTGTGTAACAGTTGCTTGTGTTCCCGCTTTGGTTCTCTCTAAATTCGCAGTTTGTACATCTGGAAGAAATTGATTTAATATACCTTTACTTGTTATATCAAGATTTTTTAAATCTACTCCAGTTAATGTACTTAACGTATTTGCTTCTATATTCTTTTTTTGAGCATCTTGCAATTCCATTGCTTTTTGTATTCTTGAATACTCAAGTTGCTGATTTTTTATACTTTGATATGCTCCTATTGTTTCTGGTACTTTTTGTAAATCTATATTGGGCACTTGTGCCTCTGGTGTTTTTACTGGTTGTGCTGTTGTTGTTGCTCCACCTCCATAAACTAAGTTTGGATTTAATCCGGCTTCTTTAAGCCTTTGCATTTGTTGTGATGGATGATTATACGCATTTTGTCTGTTCCAATCTGCTAATGCGTTTTTTCTGTTTTGTCTGTTTGTTATCGCAGTCATTACTGGCGATAATATTGAGTTTGCTGCTGCTGATACTGCTGGCGCTGCTGCTGCTATTGCTGCTATTGGTAATGGCATTGCTTTTAATTTACTTTGTAAATATTGTTTTTTTAATTGACTTGTCCAAATTTTTTTTTGTTAAATACTTGGCCTTGTCGTACCTCCGCGTTCGCGCTTTTTAACCTTTATAATTTGTTAGTGTCAATAAGCACTAATATATCAAGGGTATTAGTGCTATCTCCGGTTTCCCGGAGCTGACGCGCTTCGCTTGTCTTAGTAAAAAAGCCCCAACCAATAAATTGGTTGAGGTTTTTTCCTTGTTATTATTCGCTTTCGCTTGTTTCATCTGAAACTTTTTCTTTTCGCTTTTCAGCTTTTGTCTTAATATGTTGAATTTCTTCTCTGAAATCTTGACTGAGTTCTTCTCTTTCTGCCAAATCCATATAACGCGGGTCTGGATAATAGTCTTCCGATTCTGATTCATCATAATATGGTGTTTTACCTTCTAATGATTGACCACTTGCGTATCTTTCAAGTATTTGTTTAATTGAAAGTGTTTGGTCTGGTATTGTTAAACTTGGTTCGTTGTTAGTCTCATATTGTTTTTCAAACAATTTTGCGCTATAAATATTTTTTACTTTCATATTATTTTGTTTCTGCCTTGTTCGGCTGTTTTATACATTTTTTTGAATGCATATATATGTCTATCTGCCATTATTGTAGAATAATTTTCTCCATGTTCTTCCATTTCTTTATCTAACATTTTTTCTGATAATATTTTTATTGCAGATGCTACTTGCATTTTTTCTATTTCGTTGTATATTCTGTCTTTATAGTATCTTGGCATTGCTATCTTTTTGCCATCTTTCATTGGTACATACATACGTTCTGTCAATTTATTTTTATGCCAAATTATCATTTGTTGTGTTAAATAATTGTTACCTAAACCTTTAGACATTAATGAAAATTCTTTTTGTCTATCGTCATTTTTGTGTTGTGGAATTTTACCCGGTTTTGTCATGTATTTAAGTGTGTAGCCGATTGAAGCATCATTAACTTGACCAATATGTATATGACCGATAACCTTATTATCCAAAGCCCAAGCACGTTTAACCATTTCGGGATTTCCGTTGAATAATATAATGTGATAATGTGGACGCATTTTTTGAAAACCATATTCACCACATGCATAATATTTGAGTTTTTCATTTGATAATTTTCTTAATCTTTTCATGAATTTTTGAACATCTTTTTTGTTCAAATTCATGTAACCTTTTTTAGTTATTGGTACATAATCTGTGTCGTAAGTTAATGTAATAAACATTGCTGTTTTTGCTCTTTCACTTTCTTTTACTAATCTAAAACTCCATCCCGAGGTGCGCCTCCGCATACACGGAGGGCACTTCGAACAAGGGACGGGTATTTGTTCATGAGTAAACTTTTCTTTTACATAAAATGGTGTTATACATTTTGTAGACATTGTTAAATCATTGGTGTACCATATTTTGGCATTGGTCTAATTGCTTTTACTTTATTAAGAACATGACAGTACAAGCTGTCAGTTTCTTCATCTGTTACTGCAAATATACGTTTAGTATTTTCAGGTGCACATTCTACAAATGTTTGATTTAATGCAGGCTGTGTACTAAATATACGTCCCAAATGCCAATAATCTAAATTTGTTCTAAATTCGCCTGCTACTCTTGAAGGCATATACTTATATTCTGAATACCTCGGTACATATCCAAATGTGTTAGTACCGGTTCCAGTATAAGCATATATTTCTTGGTTTTGTACTTCTTGTTCTCCAATGTTTGCAAATGTTGGCCAAAAATAATCTAATGTATCTAATTTTAAGAATGTTCTTGGTATACCTTGCTGATATGCTGTTTTTGGCATAATTGACATAATGCCTATGATATAACCATGTTCTTCACAATAATAAGAACCACCTTTACCTGATGTTACTGATATACCATGTCCTGCCATTGTTCCCTGTGGTGCACTTGTTGGATTTGTTGGGTCATCTCCTGAAAATGAACCTGAAGTATTTAAAACTTCCGAAATTACTACTGGAGTTTTTGTTCCAGTAATATATTCTGGTCTTTGAAGTCTTGCATCTGAACTTTTTACTCCAAAATGAGTAAGAATTGATTCAACATAACGTGTACCACCTCTTGCATTTTTTTCT